CTGGAGTTCGTGTAATAATGATCGCAAAACAGGACGGCCCCGCACACACCGGCTGAGCGCCCATTTCGCTCCCCTTATGATCCAACCGCCTGCCTCAAAGTATCGTCGATATCCCCCTCGAAGAAGTGGATATACCGATTGTACGTGATCTCCACGCTGGCATGGCCCAGGAGCTTCGAAATGATCTTCACTTCCACACCCCGCGCATACAGGTTGCTGGCGAAGGAGTGCCGGAGCGCATGCAGGCCGCGGTGTTCCACGCCTGCCGCTTCGCAGGCCTTCTCCATCGTGGCCAGCAGGTTCCGGTAGCTCAGATACTTTCCGGTCTGGGTCGCGAACACATAAGGGCAGCCGACGGTTCGTTGCGCTTTCAGGTGCCGGATGGCCTCCATCGCCCTGGCGTTGAGCGGGATCGTCCGCCTGCCGGACTCCGTCTTGGTGGTGCGCTGGACGGTGTTCTTCCCGTCTACCCGGACCATGTTCTTGGTGACTTTGAGGGTGCGCTTCTCCTCGGCGATGTCGCCCCACTCCAACGCCAGCGCCTCGCCAGCCCGAAGGCCTGTCTCCAAAATCAAAACGGCTCCCCATCCGTAGCGGAAGTGGAGCCGGCCATTTTTCTCTTCGGTGAAGGCGGTCACCAGTCTCTCCTGTTCTTCCTTTTCATAGGGGAAGACCACCTTGGTGTTGTGAGTCATGGGCGGCATCTCGACGCCCTCGACGGGGTTGCGCTGGATCACCTCGGTTAACATCGCGTGCTCCAGCACTTGGCTCAGCAGAAGTTTCTGCTTCTTGATGGTCGAGGCACTCATGTCTTCCAGACGGTTGACGTACTCTTGGACGTGCTCCAGCCGGATCGCTCGGATGTCCATTTGGGCGAGCTCGTCCTTACAGAGGAGTTGCAGGCAGAACTGGTAGCGCTCGTAGGAACTGGGACGGATCTTGCCCTTCTTGAACTTTTCCAACCAGTTCAGCATATAGTCGGCCAGGGGGATATAGTCTTCCGCTTGCGCGGTTTGAGAGACGGGAGTTCTCGTAGCGGTTCTCGTCGCCGTATCTGCCTTCGATCGCCCGGGCTTTTTCTGGGGTTCAAGCTCTTTCTCCTGCGCCAGTTGGAGTGCCTGGAACCGCTCCTGCACTTCCTCCTCTGAGTTGCAGGTGATGAATTTCCTCTTTCCATCCACGTCCCGGTACCCCGCTTGGTACCGCCCATCGGATCGTTTGGTGATCTTGCCAAGCTTCAAGTGAACGATCGTCACTGCCTTCCCTCCTGCTTGTTTGCTGCCATCCAGAGAACCAGTGACATGGTAAATCGTTCGTTCCATGAGTTCAACTCCATTTCGGATCATAATCAGCGTTCAAAAAAAGAAAGAAACTGCCGGGATTTGTGTCGTGTTGACAAGCAAATCCCGGCGGAAAGAGAGAAGGTGAATCGGTGCAATAAGGCCCTATTGCGACTTCGAGTCGCTGCCCGGGCCGTCGCTTCCGTCGCTTGCGCCTTCGTTCTCATCTCTTAGTTTCGTCAGCGCGCTGGTGAGAAAGGAGGGCAGCTTGACGCCCATCTCACCGACGTTCTCCAGAACCGAAAGGGCGTCATTGGCGATGAAAAAGAACGCGGTAGAGGTGCGGAACACGCCCGCATCATTTCCGGTGATCCGGTCCAGTTGCGCCGCCAGGATGACGATCAGGAAGATCGCGCCTTTCTTCATTAGGCCTTCGAAGCCCACAGAGGATTTCAGCGTCTTGGTCTTGAATGCCGCACCGACGCCGGTAATGTAATCCATGATGATGAAGATGAGCAGGATTTCCAGGCTCTTGTCCCAGCCGCCCAGCAGCGTCGAAGCAATGCCCGCGCCAATCGCGGTCAGCGTAGAAAAGAAAGTGTCCTTCATACAGATGCCTTTCCGCCCGAGCGGAACCACAGCACGTCGTGTCCGGTGCCGTTGGTCGCTAGGTCTGTGTTGATGTGGCTGACGTCCGTGTCATCACTCTTGCCAGGGATGCGACTGGAACAGGTGTACTGGTGCACATCGTGCGCATGGCTGGGGTTGCGGGTGCCGTGCGTCCCGCCGCCGTTGTCGCGGTAGTAAGGGCACACCGTGAACGCGCGCTGCAGCTGCCCGGCATTGACCTGGCTCCAGTGGTGCCCCACATAGATGCCAACGGGCTTGCCGGTCAGGCGGACCGCCTCAGCCAGAAAGGCCGCGCAGGAAGCATGGGTCAGCGTGGGCGCCTCGATGTCGTACATGTAGTTGGCGGGGTTATACGGCTCCGCCCACGCGACAGCCTTCTGTGCTTCTTCCACACCGCTAGCTGCCGTCGCCGCGCGGCCGTACACGTACACGCCGAAGGGAATGTTGTGCGTCACACAGGCAGCGGCATGCTGTTTAAACTTGCCGTCGATGTAGACCTCGCCGGTCGCCGTCTTGCGCCGGCACGCGACGCGGAGCCAGAGGAACGACACGTACCGGGCTAGCGTCGCCCAATCATTCACGTCGTCGTAGACTGACAGGTCGAGGATGTACTTCTCGCGCGTCTCCAGCCTGGAATACTTCGAGCTGACCCAGTGGCGCGTGCCGCGGTAGAGGACCGCATGCCAGCCGTTGCGGGTTTCGCCGTCGTACATGAGACCGGTGCCAGGGTACAGCGCGATCTTCTTGGCATAGGAAGTCCCAGGGCCGGTGCGCACGTTCAGACTGGCCGTGGCGACCGCCCACAGGCACATGTACGAGGGCAATGCTTCCGTACCCGTGCCCGTGGTGGTGTCGTCCGGCATATCGTCGGGGGCGCTGTCGTCCGGGCCGTCCTCGTCGTCGGTGGTGGGCGCGGCTTCGCTTTTGGCCGCCACCGCCGCGAGGATCGCCTTGATGCAGGCCAGATTGGCCACGCCATTCTGCGTCAGACCGTTGTCGTGCTCGAACGCCTTAACCGCCTTGGCGGTGGCATCTCCATAATCGCCGTCGACGCCGTCCTTGTCCTCGCCCCAGCGGCCCAGCAGGTTCCCATAGCCGAGTGTCTTGAGTGCCGTCTGCAGCTGCTCCACATCCGCGCCGGACGCGCCTTTCATGAGCGGACGGTCACCTATGCTGCGGGTGATGTTTACGCCGTCCGTCAGGACAACCGCCGTGTGCCCGGCGGTCTGCGTGACGAGGATGTCGCCGCGCTTCAGGTTGGCGGACGAGTTGATGTACTTGCCCTCCGACAGCTTTGTGAACCGCCCGGTGGCCAGGAGAACGGGGATCATGTTGCCGGTGCGGAAGCCGTCATCCCATTTGCCAGTCGGAATACCCGTGGCAAAACAGCAGAACTGCACCGCCTTGGAACAGTCGCACTCGACCGTTTCGGTGATTCTGGACGCATCCCATCCGACGGTCATGCCGGCCTTCAGCATGGTCGTGCGCTGATACTGGTCATACCCGATGTTGTCGTTGTCGCAGAGCGCTTCCATTGTAGTGGCAATGGTTTCGGCGTCCTTCGGGGCGTTTGGTCGAATCACGAACCATTTCTTCGGGTGCTTGTACCAAGACTTCCTGCCGACCTCACGACCGGTCTGGTCTCCGGCCTTGCCCCCGTGGGCATGACCGTACTCGTCAATGCTGGCGCCGCCAATCACTGAAATTGCCATCTTGTCCTCCGTTTCTGCCCGAACCGGGCGAAAAAAATAAGCGCCCAAGGCGCTTGCGATATCCCTTATATCCTGTTTATCAGCCTACGCGGCACAATTCGAAGAACCCGTCATCGCGGGTCAGGTTGGCGGTTTGCGCGTTGAGATACGTCGCCACAATCGCGTTCGCGGGCAAATACAGCACCTTCGACGCCTTGCACATCAAGGATGCGCTGGTCTCATAGTCGCTCGTCGCGGAATAGGCATCAATGGCCGCCGCCAGGATCGCGGACGGGAGCGAGTTAGCGCTTCCCGTGAGCGCGGCCGTAAGCAGCGCCGCGTTGCTGGCATTCATCGCCACGACGCTCAACCGGCCATGCCCTACGGCCGTCACACCACCAAACGTAGCCCGCCCGTTGAAAAGGTACCACCCCGCAACCAACACCTGCACGCCGTTATAGTAGGTCTGCCCGCTGATCTTCCACGGGACGAACAGAGCCGGCGTATTCGCCATGACATCATAGTAGGAGACGTAATGTGTTGTCGTCGTCGCCATCTTCGTCGAATCAACATGGGCGGCCAGCTGCACCCCCCCGAAACCAAGCATGGGTGGCGCCGCCGGGGAAAGCGTCTCAAAGGTAACATCCTTGCGGAAGATTGTGGAGAGGCCCGAATCGAACTTGCTCGCCTCGGTCGCCGACTTGCCGATGGCCATCCCCTCGCCGGAGGAATGCAGGTCAAACCACAGCTTCGAAGGCGCGAGCGACGCCTCGACGAGCGCGGAGCCGCTATTGTACCTGTCTGTCAGACCCACCGCCACGGTATACCCCGATGAACCGATGACTCCGCCACCGATCACGCCGGTCACAGTCGTGCTGTACGACGTGATCGAGCTCAAGGCCACCGCGGTCCCATACGCTCCGCCCGCCACCTTGAACTTGATCGTCCCGCCCTTTGTATTTAGGTTATTCACCGGCGCGAAAACCACGGTCAGAACGTACTTCATGTAGGTCCCGACGTTGGACGCGACGCCGCCGCTATCGCAGCGCAGCAGCGAAAACGCCGTGACAATCGGCGCGAAGTACTCATACACGGTGATCGCGCTGGCGTTCGTCAGCGTCGCCGTCTGGCCACGGGAATCGACCACCGTCACAGACGCCGCCAGAACGCCGTATACCGTCAGCACGTCCGATGTGATGACGTTCGTGATGGACGAATAGGTCACGCCGCCGATGGTGAGCCGGTATTCCGTGATGGTCGAACCGGACACCCCTGCAGCCGTGATGGTGCATTTCGTCCAGCTGTGATTCTGTACGTATACACCGATGGTATCGCCCACGGCATTCTGCAGCGTGAACGGAGCCGACGTGATGGTTGGCACATAGGACGCCGGCACGTTCAGCGGATACGTCAGCGCGCGCGTTGACTGAAGGACGCCGCCCAAATAGGTCGCCAGCGTCAGCGTGACATCACTCGCCATGTCCGTCGCGATCTGGCTGGCCAGTGTCGCGTCCGGCGTCCAGGTCACCGCCGAGCCGGCCGTGATGAACCCGCCGCCGGCGAACGTTCCGCTCGCCGTCCCAATGGAATACGACAGCTTGTGCGTCAGCCCGCTGTTCAGCGTCCCGACCGTGATGGTCGACTGCACGCCGATGGTGAACGTGCCACCCGGAACGGACAGCGTCGCTTCCTCGTACTCGACCACAAGGCGCGGCGCGCTGCTGCCGGAGCCGGCTGTCCATTCACAATAGGATGAGTCGCCGGAGCCGTGATTGAAATGCAGATACCACGTACCCGTGTACGCCTGAAGGATCGCTTTGTACGCCGTCAAGTCCCAGGACTTCGCGCCGGTCCCTATTGACGCATAGATGTTCTGCGACCAGTCCAGCGCCGCGCCCCATGCGGTATCCACGCTGCTGCCAATCTTGAGCGTTTTCCCCGCATAGCCATCGGTCCGATTCATGTACAGCTTGATCGAAGTGATCTGCCACGTCGGATCGAGCGGGCCCCAGCCCACGCGCCCGCGGCAGGTGTAGTCTGCCGTCCTGCCCAGCGTGAACGGGCTGTTTCCGTTGGAATAGCTGCTGGTACCCCATTTCGTGCCGGTCGTATTCAAGAGAGTAATCTGCGGCATGAGATCAGGCCTTTCTGCAGGTGATGTTCCCGGTCGCCGCCTGGTATTCCAGCATACCCGCGCCCAGGATCAATTTCGGCGATTGACTGGAGTAGCCGATCTGCAGCGTGGCGGACGTGATCGTCTGAAGCAGGCCGAAGATGGCGAAACACACCGCCGCGGCGCCCTTGCCTTTCCAGAATTCAAGCTGCTGTGGTGCGAGCTTCGTCGCGTAATCGCCGCCCTTGTTCGTGATGGTCAGGCCATCAGCCCCGAACGCCAGAGATTGCGCGATGTTGTTGATCAGCGTCGTGGTCGCGAAAGACGCCAGCCCACCCGTCCCGTCCGACCCAACCAGCGCAGTGGCTGCATCCATCAAGTAGTTGAAACTGTCGTTGGCAATCGTGCCGTCGGTCAGCGCCTGAATCAAGGCCTGAATGTTCAGGTTGTCGACAACGACCTCCCAGCCGGGCAGCGATGCACGATACGCATACAACGCATTGGTTGTGGTGTTCCGCCAAAGCTGTCCATCCGCCGGATTATCAGGAGGTGTCGCCTGCGAAACGATCCCGGCAATATCCGATGCGTCAACGATGCTGATTCCCCCGGAAGCGATGGAAGCCAATGCTACACCTCCTCGATCTCACAGGTGAAGTTCGCCTGCATGGGCACATCCATGTAGGCAACGGTGATGGACTTCACTCCACGATGATTGCTGTTCCAGGTGATGTCACCAAGCGTGTCGGCGCTCGTGCGGGTCCAGACAAAGCGGGAAGTGTCGAACTGGTCGGTGATGTCCGTCGCACCGCGCATGACATGAGCGGTCAGCAGTGTATCCTTCACGTCTTTGGTCAGCACGCCGCCCCGAGAGGCAGATATCGCGACAACGATGCCCACGGTCTGTTCCGCGACGCAGATGACACTGCCGTTGGTGGACAGGTCGATCTCTTCCACGGACTCCGGCTCCAGCTGTGCGGCGGAGATGCTCTCCATGGCGATCTTCCGGCCGGAGATGGTAAAGGGCAGCTGCCAGGAGGCGACCGCGGTCTTGCGCATATCCTGGCGGACGGAGCCCAGCTCGATGGACCGGAACTTTTCGCCCAGGCAGTCGAACTCTACGCGATTGACCTCGGTCAGGACGTCCAGTTGGATGCCCGGGTGCTTCACCCGAACCCGGTCGTAGAGGAATACATCCTCCAGGCTCCGGTACTGGACGTATTCCTCCGTGTCACCTAAGGAGAGAAACTCGACTTTCAGGGACACCTTGGGCAAGTCGGCGTCATTCGCCAGCGCCGCAACCGCCTCCCGGATCATGCGCACGCGCACCATGGTTTTCGTGACGGTCTTCGTCTCCTTGCACTCGCCGGAACACTCCAGCGCCTGCACGTGGGGAGAGGGGTACAAGGAAACGCGCGAGCTGTCGATCCAGGTCTGGTCGGCGACGATCGTGTACACGGTACCGTCCACGTTGTAGCTGCCCGCCGTCAATAGCAGGTCCTTTCCGCTCTTATCTTTTCCGACCGGCACGATGCGGGTGACCACGTCGGAAATGTCCACCTCGCAGGAGACGCCCAGAAGGTTCTTGGCGTACTCGATCCTGACCCCGCGATTCAGCCCCGCGTCCCGGAGCAGATAGAAATCGTAGTTGTCTCGGACCAGCTCCGCACCCCACAGCGCTGCAGCGCCGGTCTCAGGGTCCAGCAGCGCGCTGACGGGATTGACCCGCATCCAGCCGTCAACCACCCGGTCGCCGCCGATGTCGGTGAAGCCGGAGAATTGCGTGGGCATCAGGCAGCCTTCCAGGATGCCGTCCAACGCGTCCATGCATGAGGTTTGCCCTGCTGGATAGGACGTGAGGTTGTTCAGGAGGTCATAGAAGATGTGCCGGGCATAGGCTGTCACGCCATCATCCCGAAGCTCCACCTTGTAGATGCGGAAGAGCTGGTCGGCCACGATCCAAGCGGGTGCAACGGTTTCAATGGCGGCGGGATCATTCGGCCAATCCTCGGTCAGCGTGTATTGAATGGCTGACTTCGCGATCCAGCCGTAATAGGTGTAGGTCTTCCACACCCACTTGCCGTGGCGCTTGACCTTTTTCTTGCCGGTGAAGATCCCCTTGTACCGGTTCTCGCCTTTGAAGATGATGGGCAGCATCATGCCCACCGGCAGGTTCTTCTTCCGAACCTTGTCACCAGTGGCGTGGTAGTAGAGGTTCCGCTGCGTTTTCGTAGTGCCGGTGCCGATGGCCCAGACCTCGTGGGCGGTGACAAGTGTGCCCTCCGGCGTGATGGGCGGCACGGTGCGGACCGGCACATCGCACTTCAGAATGTGGTCGTTCTGGAGAAACTTCCAGCGCCCATGCTCGTCGATGGGGTGTTCCAACTGGATCTCTGAGAGGTCGTTCTTCGCCTCTGTGTGCACGCAGGAGGTGGGCGTGAGCGCGCCGCACAGGCCCATCGTGTCAAAGTCCTCGGCATCGGGAGAATAGACGTACACCTCACTCATGCATAATTTCCCTCCTACAGGGCTAAATAAGAACGGTCAACAATAGCAAGGAGGTTGGAATATGGAGCCGCCCGACAAGTGGCCGGTGGCCAGCATTTCTCCGCAGAATTTGCAGAAGCTCCAGCGACTGGAAGCGCAACTTCATGCGGAGGGTGGCAAGGACGTTGTACTCATCGCCTATCAACACAACTAAATGTGGAATGTTAAGCCTCTTGGCCGCTTGGTCAAGGGGCATCATAAATCCCACGTATGGGCATGGTTTTGATTACATGTGCCGAATTAACCGAAAAGGAGCGTTACTTCATGGCCCAGGAGAAAACTGAGCGCATCGACGAACTGACGTGCCTCTCTCACGAGCGAGCGCTTACAAAGGAAGAAGAGGAGGAGCGCAAGCTTCTGTGCCAGGCGTTCAACGAGGACATCAAGGCAGGTACCCGGCAGAAACCTGACGATACCTTCGTTCAGTACAACGATGGCACATGCATCACACTCGAGGAATCGGCCAAGAACCGGGACAAGAGCGCCGATCCGAATGGTGTGGTTTGATCCCAGCCTACTAGAGCGTCCTCCAGTTGGGAGTAATGGTGACGCGGGTGACGTTGCCTGTCCAGGAGATGGGTGTTGATCCCACTGGCAGCGTTGGCCAATCATCGCCGGTCAGGGAGCCCGTCAGGTTGACGCCGTCTTTGTATGCCAGCCGTTGCGGCACGTCGATGGTGATTGAGGACGCGATCCCCGCGATCCCCAGCGTCACTTCTCCAACCGTCAGGTCGATATCACCGGTCCCCTCCACCGTAATGACCGGCTCCGCGAACACAGTGCCCATGTTCACGACCTGGCCGGGCGCGGTCATTACTATATCCGGGATGTTCAGTAGATATAGGAACGGCTGGCAACGGAAGTTGACGGTGAATTTCCGCTGCGGGCGCCCGCGCACCACCGTATCAAAGTCTATCTGGTTACTGACGCGGGCGTGGTAATATCCGGTGGGGCGGTTCCCGAACAATACGACTCCTGGACCGTGCAGCCAGGCGGAGAACGCGGGGATCGATGCCGGGTTCGGCGCGATGCATTCGCAGGAAGCAATGAACTCGTCGTACACGCAGTCGCCCTCCGTAATCGTCAGCGTACCGCTGCGGCCCGGCACTGTTTGTGTGGTCACCCGTTCCTTGGGCCTGGAGATGGCCGGATGGGTCAGCACGTGAATTCCGTAGTCAGTGCACTTCACGCCATTCCAGGCGAACCAGTCGGCCATCATCTCACCCCCATGCCTGCGTACTGGGTTTTGTTGAATTGCGCCAGCTCAATGGCGAGGCTGCGCACATCCTTTTCATCCCGGACATAGAGCTTCTCCACCTGAACAGTCACGTGTTGGTCCTGATGATAGGTTCGTCGGTTGTCATAGCTGTTGCTGCTGACAATACCCGCCTGCGCGGCGCCAGTCAGGTACCGGGCAGCGTTCTGGATGATCTTTGCTTGTGCCTTGCCCTCCTGCTCCACGCCGATGCCGATACCCTGGACCATCATTCGCCCGACCTCATCCCGAAACACCTTCGAAGGCGACTGGATCTTCAGCTTCGCCTTCGCGGCGCGCAGGGCAGCCTCGGCCACAATCCGCATCGCGTTTACGACGAGGTTCTGGCCGCTCAGGATGCCAGCGGCCATACCAATCATGGCATTCAACCCGATCGGCCTTGTGGCGCCGGAGGACATTCCCGCTCTCAACGCGGAAATGGCCTTCGCTGCCGTCACCCCGGCCGCGGAGCCGAATCCGTAGGCCATCATGCCGACGGCGACACCCGCGGCCAGGTCTACGCCAATCGGCAGCGTCATGGCGGAGGGCGAATGCGTCTGCGAAGCGGTGCGCAGCGCGGTTTCAATGGAAGAAGCGACGGTGGTTGCATCGCCGGTCCAGCCGTAGGTGGTCATGCCGCCCGCGATGCCCGCGGAGATGTCGTTGCCCACGCCGAAGTATTCGTCCGCCGTCTTCACGAGCGTCAGCATAGCGTCGAGCTGGGCCTGGACATTCGCGGCATCAGCCTCGCTGAGCGTGCCGCTGCTGAGGGCGGTCATGGCTGCGGCGATGTAACCGGAGATGCTTTTCAGGTCATCTGCATTCAGACTCATGAGCTGATCGAGCAACACGGACTTGCCCTGCTGGGCGCCCAGGTCCTCACCCGCGGCGGTCAGATCCTCCACGCCCTGCACGAGGCTCTGAATGGAAGTCACCTTGTCAGAGGTGCTGGACTTCAGCCAGTCAGGCAGGAAGTTGTCCGGGACTTTCGTCATCTGGCTTCCCGCCGCGTCGACGGCTTCCTTGGTGTCCAGTTTCTGCGTCAGCACAACGCCCAGTACGGCGTTGCCGTTTTCATCGGTCATCCCCTCGAGGAAGATGTCGGTTGGGCCGATTCGCTGGAGCACTTTAGGTGTAACTATCAGCTTTCCGCCATCCGCGCCGAACACTTGTAGTGTGCCGTTCGCGTAGGCGGTTTGCAGGGCCTCCGCCCATCCGGTCTTGAGTCCCACATCCATGACGACGGTGGGCTTTTTGTCGGGGTTTGCCGTGTAGAACGCGTCCAGTGTCGCCTGATCCAGTCCCGTGAAATTGAGGCTGGCAGTCCCGGCAAGGGTGAAGCTCTCGTGGGCGTCCACCCAATCTTTTACGACCTGACCTTCAGGGGTAATCCCGATGTCCAGCAACACGCGGTTGGCTTCCGCGTCTGCCGCCCCGAACATACCGGCCAGGCCTTCAAATGTCCCACGATTGGCCTGAAGAAATGCGGCGACGGTGTCATATCCCCCCAGCAGATCGCTGGCCTTGATGGGTGCTTCTTCTGTGCCCAGATTGAGGTCGCCCAGACCACCCTCATCGATCTGTTTCAGCAATGCGAGGTAGCTGGCGAGCTTCCCCTCGTCCAAGGCGTCCGTGAACGACTTCAATTGGGTCAGCTCGTCGCCGGTCACCACACCGTCGCTCTGAAAGGTTGCGATCATCTGCCGCAGCTTTTCCATGTCCGTCTGCGCCTGCTGAATTTCCGGAGACTTGAACGCCTCGACGGCGTATTGCCCCATCACCTTGTTGTACTCCTCGCGCGCAACCTTCAGTTGCTCGACGTGTTCCAGATTCAGCTGATCGAGGGCGTCCTGCCGCTCCTTTTCATCGGAAATCGCCTGGATATCCGCGAACTGGTCGGTGTAGGATTGGTTGATGGAATCCACCTGGGCTTTGTACCCGGTAGCGGCCGCGGACAGCGCATCGCCGTACAGGTCGGAGCCAGGGGACTGCCCCTCAGCAGCAAGCCGTGCCTTCTCAGCCTCGACTGCGCTGATAATGCTGTCGTAGCCGCCGCCCTCACCGGTGATGTAGCGCAGCTTGATCTCTACGCGCTCCTGCACGATCTGTTCGAGCCGCTTCTGGTCCTCCTCCGTCAGCGTCTTATTCCGCCGTTTTTTGAGGAGGGCCGCCACTTCTTTGTCATACGCTTTCAGCTTTTTGAGGTCATCTGTGGCGGTCTTGTCATCCTTGACCCCGTACTTCTCCTGGGTGGCCTGACGCGCTTGGATCGCGTCTCGCACCTCGTCCGACCCGGCGGTGAACTGGTCGATGTACTCATTCACGGCTGTTTTCGAGTCTTTCGTGCCGTCAGACCATACCTTTCGGATGGCGTCCAGCCAGTCCTTCGCGGCATCGGCGTTGGTAAATTTGATTGGATACAAGGTTTTTAATGGGGATCTGTTCAAAGGTTACCTGAGGCACAAAGAGTTGCAGGTCTACGGTCGGTTCCTTCTGATCCATTCTACATGCCCTCCTTGATGACTTTTTGCATACGCTTGATTGTTGATGAAAGTTGAGAGAGTTCATGGGACAAATGGTATCTCGCCTGAAGGGATGTGGAGTTGACGCTGGTTTGCGTGCGTACACGTTCAATGGAGCTGCGCCAAGAAGGGATTGTCAAAGTCAAACTTGCGATTTCAGCGTCTGGATCATAGATGGGCATATCTTTAACGCTTTCTTTTCGCTGATCGCGCCTTTTGAAGGAGCCGGAAAGCAGTTTGCGGGACTCACAATACGCCAAGGTTTCATAGCGCCCATTCGTGATACGGCCACAGGCATGATTGTATTCCTTCTCAGGCAGCCGGGATAGCTGATGCACTATATCGATTGGCACCTTGATTTGCCCGCTAAGAAGTTTAGGGGCCAGGCCATCTGCCCTTTCGGAGATGCGGTCCATGTCCTCAGCGTACCGCCCGTAGCGCACAACAGTTCCGAATGCCAGTTTGTATTCGTCTGCTAAGGCGATGGCGGTGACATGTCCATATCCTTTGCGTAGAGGTTGCGTGTCAATTTGATACGCAACCTCAGGTGAATGCTGATTGACCCCTTCGATATTTGGCGGACCGATCCTTTTCTCGGCCTCGTATCGTTTGCCGATCAGATACCGCCGCGTCTCTTCCGTGATGTTTCTGCGGCCAATCTGGTTGGTGCAAATCCAGACGATTGCGGCTTCGCGGCAAGAAAATTCGAGCTTACGGATTGTAAATTGGATATCCTCCAAGAGGCAGATTTCATATCGATTGTGTCCGTCAAGGATCACGTCGTTCCATGTGCAAATTGAATCCCGACATCCATCCAGAATCAGGCTTTCTCGAAGTTGATCAAATTCCTCTGGTGCCAGTGGAGGGATAAGACGTTTGAATTCCGAATCAATCCGCAGTTGTGCGAACGTCTGTGGCATTGCATTCACCTCGATTGAGTGTTGGTACGCGTGCGTACTGAAAAGAATCATCTATACGGAACTGGACAATATCCTGGTCTTCATTGACGCTGCCAAAGATCCGGTAGGCTTGATGATCATCCCAATTGCTTAAGAATTTTAGCTTGTCGAACAGCAAAGTGCTATGGATTTCATAAGACTTCCTGTCCGGGAAGGCATTCCACGGTATGTAATGCGACAGCGCGTTGGTCCGATCACTTTTCAGAAGCGCGATCAGGCGCTCTTCCGGATTGACCAGAAGCAGCACATAGTCTGGATCACCAAGCGCGTGCAATGTGTTCTTATGGACGCGTATACGGTGCTTTTTGAAGTCAAGCAGAATGAGGGGTTTGGAGCATGTCATTGTTCCTCACTCCCTTCTACACTAGAATTGGCAGGAGAGACCGGGCCCCGTGTGTTCTTTTCCTCTGTGATCCCGTATACCGCATAACCGTTGTAGATATTAATTTGCAGCGACTTTTTTGTTTCTTCAAGAGGAAGCCCAAACTGATCTTTCCATTCCCCAGGGTATATCGGAACGCGAGAGCCAGGTTTGATGATTTCGCCGGTCTTGGGATTGCGTAAGAGCCGTTGATAGATTTCAGGTTCGGTCAGGTCGAAAACAAACAGCCGGTCCTCCCTACTGTGAACGAACTTCCCCAGCAACTTATAACGATAAGCAGGATCCCACCGCATCAGTTCCATAATCATGGCGAAGAATACAGGACACTTCACCTGTTTGGGGTTGCGACCTTTTATGCTATTGCTGCGCCAGAGGAAAGATGCGCGTTCGCTTTCCTCGGCAAAGCGGATGGCCAGTTTGCGTTCGTTCGGATTGACCAGAATCTGAACGAAATCCACCTTTTGATCTCGATTCAAGCAAGCCTTGTTGACTGATACCCTATAGTCGTTAAAGGTGATGGAGGGTTCGTGTATGTGTGCGAAATACTCGCCGCGGACGACCTGATATCCAGAATAGTTGAATGAATCGTCATCAATTGCTTCTTGCTCATACAGTCGCTGACGGCGACTATCTGGCGTATTGGATATCTCTTGGCGATCATCGCTGTCCTCAGTGTGATCCATATGGGCACTCCCCTTGCGTCATGGTGTGTATGAGCGTTGTGATGTATTTAGACAGGTCTTCGTTGCTAGTGACCTCAAGCTCTTCGCCGGGCTGATGAAACGGGGTTCCTTCATGTTGCGTATTGCCGGTGGCCTTGGTATCCGACAGTGGTTTCTCTTGGTAAACAGTTCGTCCAAAGCTCTCTGTCCAAGTTGCGGGGAAGGCGATAACACTCTTCTTTGAATGCGCGGTCAGCGGAGTAACACCCTCAGGGAAGATACCCACAGAGAAAGCGCTCTCATCATTTTCCTTGGATGGCGAAAGCGGCACAATGGCCTCCATCTCTTTTAGGTCAAACACGATCATTGAGCCGGTTCCATTCTGTTTTTGGACGCCGCGAACGCGGTATTTGCATGTTGGATTCCAGCTCATCATGGCATACAACACGCCAAGGAAAACAGAGCCGCTGATGTTTCGTGGCAGGAATCGTTCACCTTCAATTTTGACCCATTGAACTGCGTTGCGGTTGTCCTTGACCGTGGGGCGAATGGCAATCTTCTGATCTACTGGATTGAATAGGATCTCGATGTGGGTAGCGCGCGGGAGCTTTTGGATGCAGCTCGCCGAAAAATTGAGGTCTTCGTGCGAGAAAGTCGCATAATCTTTGTGGAATGAGCCGAAAAACTCTGCTCGAACCAATTCGTATCCACGCAGATCGAATTCCCCGTCAGCAGGCGCAGATTCGTGAATGTGGTTCTCGGATACGTCTGATTCGGGAAGAACGCTGCGTGAGGCCGCAAGATAACTGTCCTTTGAAAAACCAGCCCAGCGTAAGTTCGCGATTACAAATCCACGCAGCGAACCTTCATCAATGACACTTAATGTAGGAAATACGCCTTTATAGCCATATTTGGCACTGGCGATCAGCTGCTGCGTTGCGATGAAATCATCGCGAGATATGATCCCGTCGTGATGGTCGCGTTTGCGATATTGATTTCTTTTCTGGACGTTTTTCTTGGATTTGTGATCCAGATAATCAGGCGTCCAGGTTTTTCGAGCAAGCACATCGCCGCAATGACGTTCGTTTTGCAAAACGCCTAGCACCGTGCCGGCACTCCACGACCGGTTCCCTTTCTTGGTTATCCGCCCCAATTCTATGAGCGTATCTGCGATCTGCGTGCAGCTATAGCCATACAGATACATAAAAAAGATAAGGCGTACGGTCAGCGCTTCTTCCTCGTTGACAACCAGATCGCCGTTTTCGTCAAGGTCATAGCCCAGAAGGATGGGCGTCATGAAAATGCCGCGGCGGAAGCGCATTTCGTAGGATAGATTCATGGAGTTGCTTTTCATGTGGGATTCTTCCTGCGCAAGCACCGACTGAAAACCCAAGCCCATGTCGTTTTGCCCATTCAACGTATAAAGGTGCTCGGTTTCAAAGAAAACGCCGACGGGATTTTTCAGGTATGCCAGCTTGCGTGCGATGCCAATGCAATCCACGACATTTCTTGAGAAACGAGACACGCTCTTGCATAGGATGAGATCAATTTTGCCCTCTTCGCAGTTTTTGATCATTTGCATGAAAGCATTTCGACGTTTTAAAGACGTGCCAGAAATCCCCTCGTCGGCGTAAATGCCAACAAGTCCCCAGCCTGGATGGCGCTCAATCAGGTCTTCATAGTGATGCCGCTGAAGCTCAAACGATGAAGTCTGGCGTGGATCGTCGGTGGAAACACGCACGTAAACTGCGACCCGTTTTGGGCGGTCATCATCGTAAAAGCTTGCTTCCTGGATGGCGGGGATGACCTCAAGCGTCTCAGGTGCGATCCCTTCGTACCGTTTTCGGATTCTGGCTTTTTCGTCCTTGCTGATATTTGAAGCGTCTTTAGCCACGCCGTTGCCTCCTGTGGTTCTATTGCATTCTCTGGTGAAAAAATCTTCTCCGCCTGACTGGCACACCTAGTCTAGCGCATTTTGTTGACTTTGAGAATAAACGTTGGTTTATTCACATAAACTACTGGTTTATGTGTAGAGAAATAATTGTAGTTTTGAGAGGATCCGCATTGAAGCTTATCTGCAGGCAATGTCTTGCGATAGAAGATTTGCGCTGCTACGGTGTGTGTGCATGTGTAGCGACTCATGCCAAAAAATCATACCGGAGGGAGAAAGAATGGACTATCGGCTTATCGGGAAACGCATTCAAGAACTCAGATTGCAGCGCAGTATGTCACAGGTAGAATTGGCTGAACGCTCGGGGCTGTCTGTAACGCATGTGAGCTATGTGGAGAATGCCAAGAGACGCCCCGGCTTAGAGGTGCTCGTGTGCATTGCAAGTGCGCTGGATACGACTGCAGATGATCTACTAACGGGCAATCAGCGCGTCAATGGGAAGCTGCATGATGTTGAAATTCATGCAGTCGTTGATGGATGCACAGCTTATGAACGGAATGTTTTGGTCCAATTGCTTATTGCCACAAAATCGGTCCTTCGTGGAAACTCGCATTTGCTTACAGAGGATTGATTGCGTAATTTGCGCCGCCTCCCCGACGATCAAGCGCATGTTTTTGTCCGGCGAGATTGACCAGACTTGTACAAAGAACTTTGAGATCACAGCTTAGCCGGTACACGGCACAGGCCATCCGGATCGACTCTCGCCATTGCTCGACCGTCGCGCGGCGATCAGCGTCAGACTTGGCGGCGATCTCGAAGATCTTAGTTCTGGACTGGTCGATCTCGCCGCATAGAATTCTCCGCTTAGTCGTAGGAAAATCCGTGGTGAGTGTGTCCATAGCACGGGTGAAATCATCTTCACAGCGTGTGGTAGAGTACCCGTAACCAAACTCAGCGGCAAATGCGATTGGCCGCTTTTGATCGGTAAAGTGGTCAAATTGGCCGCTATTCATGCTAAAAGCCTCCAGCCCAGCGCCTACTCCATTGTCGCTACCGGTTCGGCTTTGGACTTGATTGGATCACTCGCCCCTTTCTGGAAATGTCTTTAGGATGTCACCATGTGGAGCAATTTCCGATATCAACAACATTTACGTTTAAATAGACACCTCTTGCTTTCTACCAGAATCGCAAACATCAGATACTGTCGGAAAAAAGGGTCGCAGTACGTCATTAGCTTTGCGGAGAATATTGACGTTCATGTGCTTCATAGCGCTGACGGACTGCTTCCAAGGAACGTCGGACGACTTGTTCATCTCTGCGATTCGCGAAAAAGAGAGCTCTTCGTTGTAATGAAGCCACACCAGTAACGCCTCCGCTTCATTCAAAGATCTTAGCACAGCCTCATACAATGCGATCTGTTCCTCGACTTCGGCCAGTTCGACTCGAAGCCAGTTGATCTCCTGTTCGCGCTCTTTCTGCTCCTTCAGAAGCCGTTCATGATAGTGGGACGCCACATACTCTGTCCGGCTGCCTGCGCCGTTCGTCATCGGCTGGCTGTCAAGAGGATCTCGCGCATAGGCCATGGCCTGAAGAACCTCGTCTTTCATTTGATTCCTGAGGGTATCGGCCTTCATGAGTTTCGCCTGGATTACGGATAGCCTGGATTCCATTAGCTTATGGTTCCTGAGTAGTACCTGAGCGCCGTTGTTCATATCGTTCCTCCTGACAGCATTCTATAGAAGTATCTGAGTAGATGGCTTTCGTAACGTTCGCTCAGTGTTTCATTCTTCGTCACCCATTCCTCTATTGGGTGAAAATCCAAGTGCATCGAAATCAGAAGCGAAGCGAGTTGAACCGTTTCGCGCCCACTTCGGACCGAAATCGAACCAACTCTTGCAATCATAATACGATCTTTGTCCGATTCGATCCAATTCAATTCCATAATGTTCCCGATCCGATCCAAACGCGAACCAAAATGATCCGATATTGACCCCTTTACAGCGACATAGGAATGTGTTATATTATCATTGAGAAAATAGTATATGACTGTGTATAGGACCTTAGGGCGCGCGGCGTTGCCGTGTGTCTTTTTTATTACCATCGTTTGTCGGAGCGCCAGCCGACAACCAGACTTGCGACCATGCGGAACGAACGCACCGTTAAATCAATCTTTCGTTATAATGATCTTATTGACAAAGATCGGCGAGGAGGATACAATGTACACACTCACAGGAACGAACGAATGTTCTAATTGGAGGCGGGCTGAATGAAGGAGACCTTTGGGGCATATATCGCGCGCAAGCGAACCGAACGGGGGTTGGGCCTTCGGGGATTTGCAGGTGAATTGGAAATCAACGCACCCTATCTGTGTGATATTGAGAAAGGTAGGCGGTGGCCACCGGAGGAGCCGCTGCTTGGCAGGATGGCGGATGCACTGGGGCTGCAGGGAGAAGACCGCGATCGTTACTATGACCTAGCCGGGGAGTATCGCGGCGAGGTGCCGGCGGACGTATCCCCCTACGTTCGGGAGAATGATGTGGTTCGGATGGCGCTGCGCCGGGCAAACAGCGCGGGTGCGGGGGAAGCCGAGTGGCTCCGCTTTATCCGACAGTTGGAGGGTAAGGAATGATCAGGCCAACGATCAGTATGACCCGAAGCGGCATGCCGGTACTTTCGAAGATAGACCTGGAAGAGCTTGGACAGGCATTGGCGCGGGATTTCCAGCCGACCATTTTGTCGGGTGAGGAGCCTCTTCAGGCAGAAAACTTCGCAACTGGATACCTGAAGCTCGACGTGGAATATCAATGGCTGTCCAACAACGGATGCTATCTGGGCGCGGCTATTCTGGGCGAACGCCAGACTGTCATACTGTACGATCCTGAGAAAGATAAGCCGGTTCGCAGGGAGTACACTTTGGGCACGGTGCTGCTGGACGCGTCGCTTCAGCAACTCTCACGGGAACCCATGATGCGCTTCACCCTGATGCACGAATGCGCGCATCAGGTGCTTCACCGGCCATACTTCCACCAAAACCCGGACGCGGTTGCATGCAGAAGAACGGCATTGATTGGTGACATGCGAGACCCAGAAAAAGCGTGGACAGACCTTGATCGGATGGAATGGCAGGCGAACTACCTGGCTTCATGTCTTCTGATGCCAATCGACGCGGTACGTGCCTGCATTCGTGGAAATGAAATGGAGGAGTATTTTCGATATCGAGTAGGGCGAGGGATGATCGAATCTACTGCACTCGGAATGGCGGCGGTGGAACTGGCACCCATATTTCATGTATCAGACAAAGCGGCTGAGAGCCGCCTGCGCGGGCTTGGGTTTGGAAGACAAGGCGCTGCCGGGGACTGAAGAAGAGGCAAAGGTCTCGTCATGCGCAACCGTGGGACTTGGAAAGCGGGTGAGTGAAGGTGCATGTATTCATTGCGCAGGAAGGAAAAGAACAACGGCTGATGGCGGTGCGATGCCCATGCTGCGGAGGACGCATATTGGACGCCGCATATGGTACTGAGGTGATGGTGAGCACGGACGAACCAACGGAGCCGCCAGATTACATCATCAAGTGCTGGCGGTGTAAGCGCCTGCTGGGGGTGAAGGAAACGGAAGCGAATCAAACCCATGAGCAGACGGACGAAGATGGATTGGCAGAAACTGGCCCCACTTACGGTAAACCGATGTATGATGCGGTCGAGACGATCGACGGCCAACCCCCGGACAGGTGTATACGTTGA